GTTCCTTTCATGAGTATTGTCTCTCATTATAAGGAGCGTACTTTTTATAAAACCTATAACCCTTGTTAGGGGTTATAGGGGATAGTCACTTGATGTGACCGAGAATACGACACATATCGTCAGATTGTTCGTTTTTCTCGTCGCGAATTCGATCGTAGCACTTTTCAAGTTCACTCGTGACCGCAATTTCCAAGTTCAAGCGCTGGTCTTTGCTCGCATCTTCGGGATAAAACCTGCGAACCGCTTCGATAACCGAGTTGTACTGCCCAATCATAGTTTCCAGATCCGTAGTCCAACGGGTCCGGAACATATTCATAAGCAATTCAACCTTGGCCTCGGCGGCTATAACAGATTTCCTTTCCATGCGCCACAAAAGCAGGCTAATGACAGTGGAAACAGTCAAGAGGATAAGAAGTACAGTATCGATAGACATGATGAGATTCCTTTCTTGAGTATTGTCTCTCATTATAAGGAGCGTACTTTTTGCAAAAACTTATCACCCACTTATTTTTTGTGAGCGATAAGCTTTAGAAAGTTATGCCTTTCCGAGCATACCAAATGCCTTCGATGAGACCACGTGAAGCTGTTCGTAGTTGAGTACGAGTGCCAAACCAAGCAGATATACGGCTCCGCGGAACAAATTATCGGGAGAAGGAAGCATTCGCTTTACTGGATGGGAGTCCAGTGCAAGTTTATGCAACTTTTCCAGATTATTGACTGCGTTAGTATATTCAGGCGTGGTAGGGTTTTCGCCATCCAACCAATTCAGCGCCTCATTTTCGAGGTCTTCGTAATCGGTGAGTCGTTCGGTGTGCATCATAATGAGTGCTCCTTTCTATTAGCGTCTCATTATATGGTGTGTTTATTTTTCTTTCTTGACATGCATCGCCACGGAATCACCAGTGCGCAATTCCTTGGGATCGGTGTCAAACGACGCATATACATCGCCCTCACCTGACACTACGAGCGTGCCGCCATTTTCTGAAGCGGCATACGTCTTAGAACTGACATGCAGACAAGCGCCCATGAAAGCTCCAACAGCAGTGATTGTAGCGGTGAGTTCGTCCGAGTATGAAATACCCCAAATTCCACCGATAACATTGACAAAAGTGGCAAAAGCGGGCACGAAAATAAGTGCAATCCACTTCAGGCGATCGTAAGTCTTATTACTCATCATTTCTTTTCTCCTGGTTTCTTCATGGGGAGGTGGGAAATTTCCTCATAGAGCTTTTCACCCATCCCATTTCCCCCGAGATCAATATATGGACGGTATAAATAGTTATAGAAATCCTCATACTCATCGATCGGGATATATCCCTGTGCGAGATACAATTTCCCTATCATAATGATTTGATTTCTAGCAATTCCTAGCAAAAGTGCATTAGCTCGATCGTGCCGGTTTTTTCGAGCAGCTAAAATGGCCCAAATTCCGGAACTACCAAGCAATGCAGTGATAACAGGAACCAAAACTTCAATCAGTCTAGTTGCATCCACGGCACCACTTCTCCTGTTTCCTTGTAATAAATCTTCTTAACCTGAATCCCTGCTGTAATCTTCAATCGCTCTATGCCGGAGTATTGTATGCTTGTAAGCTCCCCGCCATAGACATATTTCTCATCGCATAGCGTCAGCGATTTGAATATTTGCACGCCGATCAGGTGCTCATCGTATAATTCTGCTGTGGCAACAACAATATCGGACGGATCAATTGTTACGTTATTGCGTTGATCTTCGCGATTAATTTTTTCAGTAGCACTGGCTTCCAGAGCAGTTTCGTACCGAGCAAATCCCGTATTATAATCGGTTCCATCCCAAAAAGCCATGTGGTCCCATGGTTCGGTGTTAAGCTCGCCTCGGTGCAACATTGAAGGCTGACCGTAATCTTTATTACGCTCGATCCACCAATGTGTCGGACTTTGTGGGATTTGTTTTTTAACTTTAATAGGCTTGTCGCTAGTGAACGTCCTATTTAGCTGATACCGAGGGTTGATAGGATCACTAAGTTCCAGTCTAAGCACTCCAGTAAAGAAATCCATCGATGTTGTACACATGGATTTATGGGTATTTGCCCAGTTCGAAATTCGCTCCCAGATATTCTCGGTAGTCTTCATACCCCACAAACTAATTTTGGAAGAAAGATAGGCATCCAAATGTAATGGTAGCTTTTCATCCCGAGTAGCCTGGCCTCCCAATAAGTGCACTTTAATATCATTAGAGTATGCTGCGTACTTCCAAGCCAAGTTTTTCAAGGGTTTTCGCTTGAAAAATTCCCATAGTGATCCGCAAGTCAATCTGTAGATATCTGTTGAGGTTCGTTCGACCGCATATACTATAGCGTTACCCAATTGAGCTGCAGACGCGTTCGGACTGAAGGCGGTTACATTTTGCGAAACGCCCTTCGGATTACCGACTAAAATGGTAATGATGTTTCCGAGCCACGGCGGTTTATCGGATCTAATCAATAAATCAACATCAAATGACGTAGCGGTTACCCGAACTGAAATGTCCAGCACCTCTAGCCGATTTATGTAACAAATTTTATCGATGACACGAACGTGAGCAGCTTCCAATCCCAATGAAGAATCAGTCATAGGATATACCTAACCGGAGTGAGCGTAACATTGTCAATCTGGTATGCACTACTACCTGTATAGGTAGCTGAAACAACCGATGGTACAGATTGCGAAAACATGTTTAGGACCCCCTCTATATCGCATACTGGTTCGAGCATGTTGTTATAGATATATCCGCTATGCGACATGCCATACGTATACACTTCGAAGTTTCCGGCTCTTTTTAGCTTAAGAGGACCGGATTTAACATCCCTTAAGTTTACGATGGCTCGATCACCTTCCATGAACCGCATACGTTCAGTATATCCGCCAGTGGTGTTAAGCATCCGAAGATTTCGTTCCCATTCATATTCGTAGAATTCGCCCGCATATGAAGGAATACTAACATCCAGAACCTTTTGAGCGCCATTAGCTAATACAACGGTAACCAGACGTGTCCGACCACCGTCGGTTTTGATAAAATATCGCCTTGTCAATCCCACCGTAAATGTAATGCGAGGATTTGCATCACTATAATTATATGTGCACGATGTTACAATACATGGGCATGACATGTTACCTAAGGTATCCCGGGTAGTTCTTACACTATAGGTAGCAAAATCTTGGGTTATCTTAACATACTTGTCGGAATCAAATACGACGAGCTCGTTCATCGACTGGATCATCGTGCAGATTTCTCGGTAACTTAATGGCGGTAACTGCTCTACAGGTGCGAGCGTAAAAGAAATAGAACGAGAATTATCGGATATGCTAGTTACGGCGGAGCCCGAAAAACTTACCGACTTCGACGGGATTAAGTCCCCAGAAACATTGGAAATACACCAACCCCGGGGTGCGAAGTCAAAACCGAAAGTTTCGCTTCCGATTTGAATAGCTTTAATTGACATATTTATACTACTCCTCTTACATACGCAAGTTGAGAAACTGTTTGGTTGCGCAACTCCTCAAGACCGATTTCCTTCGGGGAGTTATTGTACTGATTAAATACCACTTGCTTTTGAACACCTAGTTCGGCTCGCAAAGCAGCAAACTCACGACTCAATGCAACTCGGTCATTATATGGTTCCGCGCCAATCGAGTACTTAGCATTTTCGAAGGTTTCATTAGCGAAAGATCGAATTGCGCTGTCGTCGACAATGGGTTTGATCGTGGGTTCATAATTTGCATTAACATCGAACGCATCGATAACGCTATTTGCAATCTCACCCATGGTATCAATCGCATGATCGGCATTTCGCTTTGCACCAACACCAAGACCCAGAACTAGGAACTTACCAATTTCGGCAAATACGCGGGAAGGTGAGTGAATTCCGAAAATACCTTTAACCTTATCAATCGCTCCTTGGGCAAGACCGCCCAACCATGACGTAAAGCTGCTCCAAGCATTTGAAATACCATTCCAGATACCATCGACTAGGTTACTACCCAAGGAAGTAAGACTTCCCCAAAGTCGATTGCCCATTTTGCCTAGACCATCGCTGAGCCAATTGAAAATACTGTCGACAAGTCTGCCAACGGCGTCATTCAATTCGGGCCCGTGGCGATCGAATGCGTCTGCGAGACCATTGATAAATGTAATCACTGCTCGGAAAGCAGCATTAACCAGCTCAACCATACCATTAGCAAGACCTTCAATAAAGGCCCCCATGATTTCCAAGCCTGTTTGAACCACTTCACCAATATGATCGCGAATTGCTGTCAAAAGACCTACGACACATGTCAGTGCTGCATCAGCTAGCTGAGGAATACTCGCAACAAGAACTTGGCAGAGAGTAGTCACCATCTGAATGGCTAATTCACCAAACTTCGGAAGTAGCTGGATTAAACCATCAATAATTGCGCTTACAAGAGCAACAATTGTCTGGACAAGAGTCGGCATGAACTCAATCAGCTGCTGACATAGAGCAGTTAGAACGACAAACAAAGCCTGAATTAATTTAGGTCCTTGTTCGACGATGATTATACAAATCTGTCCAATGGCAGCACCGATTACAGGCATGATAGCCATCATCATAGCCATCATAGCTGCTCCGAACGATGGAGCCGCAGCAGCTAACGCACCAAATGTCTCTTGAAGGGCAGACGCCAAATCCGGAGCAACCGACTTTAGAATCTTAGTTCCGGCAGCAATACCAGCAGCCATAGCCGCGAATCCACCACCGATAATGGGGCCCGCAGAAGCCAATAGAGCAAAGAAAGCTGTCAGAACGATGACAAAACCGGTCAAAGCGGCTACGAACACTAAAGCAATGCCAACTAAGGCAGCAATAACCCCAACTAGAATCGCTAAGCCTGGCGCCACAAGAGGTGCAATTGCCGCAGCTGCTAGAAGAACCGCAATTCCACCAGCGATAGCCAGCAGTGCTTTAACAATAGTACCTGGTTGAATGGTTTCGTACTGTTTAATTGCCTGGGAAAGCAACCACATAGCAGCTGCTAAGGTAATAAACGTTCCAGCACCAAACGAAACGTCAGATGCAATCGTAGCGATGCCTACTAAGGCAAGCATAACTGCTGCCATTTTGAAGGTTGCAGACAAGAGCGTTCCCCAGTCATACGCCAAGAATGATTGAATCACATTGGCGATCAGAACAAGAGAGACAACAATTGCCAAAAGCCCAAATGACGAGACGCTAGCCGACGGAGGAATCAACGCTAGAGCGCCGATCAGAACACCGAACGAAGCAGCGATACCAACAATACCACGAACCAAAGTCATGAAGTCCATATTACCAAAGGTAAGAACTGCTTCAGAAAGTGCATTGATTGCTCGTCCCAAGCCCATGACCAATAGAGCCGCGCCAATAGTAACACCACCGTTCTTCGAGAACGTGGCGATTGCTGCTACTGCAGCTCCAATCCCACCGATAACCACAGTAACTGCGAATAAGCCTTGCATTAGAGTTCCAGTATCCATGGTTCCCAATTTAGCAATCGGCTTGGTTAGCATCTTCACTGCGATAGCCATCGCCAGCATCAGACCGGTTCCCTTGATTACCGTTACACCATCCTTGCTAAGAACCTTAGCAACTGCGGTCATTCCGGCAACTAGTGCGCCAATAGAAGCCAAACCCTTCATGATTTGATCGCCGTCGAGGCTTGAAATTGCTCGAATGGCGAAAGCTAGAAGTAAGACGCTTCCAGCAAGAAGAACTGACACTATACCTAGCTTGGCTAGCTTACCTTCAGGGATTTCCAACTTAGAAAGCGATTTCATGGCGACTACTAGCCCTAAAGTAAGAGCCCCAATAGCCGTCAACGCGTTCATTAGCTGTTGCGATGGAATTGCAGCCAGCACAAATAGCGCAGCTGCAAGAATTGCGATGCTAACTGCGATGTTCTTAAGAGCTTTAGACTTTAGCTGGTCAGTCATTGCCTTAAGGGACTTCGTAACCGAATCCAAGATCTCGCTAACACGTCCTGTAAAGTTCTTTACGTCATTGACTGTATTATTGAGATTTCGGAAGAAACGGACCACCATCTTCGCTACAATAGCAAGAACGCCAGCATTGAAGATACCCTTCATGATGTCAGCAAATGACACGTTATCGAAGGCATGGGCGAATCGCGTACCGATATTCGATAGCATCTTACCCATGTTATCGAATGCTTTGGCCATATTGGCTTTAAACTCTTGGAAAGTTTTGTTTTCGTTAACGAATGCTCGAACTGATTTGGCAGCATTAGCAAAGCCAGTCGAAATTGTCTTGGTGCCGCTAGCGACAGACTTAGCAAGTCCAACAACTGTGGTTCCAACGGTATACAGAATGCCACCGACAACTCCAAACTTAGCAAAAGAGTTAACTGCCTCGTCAGAGAAGTTTCGGAATCCGTTCTTAACCCAAGCAATAATGGCTTTAACAGCATCTATCGAACCGGAGAAGAAATTGGTAAGCTTCGCCGTCATAGTTTGCAGACCCTTAGTTATATTTTGCAAAATGGGTCGCAAGCCGCTAACGTCAAATCCAAGATACTCGAGTTTATTCGCAAACGAGTCCATTTGAATGGACATGCCGCTAAAGAAATCACCTTGATGATTGATATCACCAAGACTGCTTACAAATTTCTTAATGTTCTGGGCTGGCGCTGTGAATACAGAAGCCAACTTGTCTTGCAGCATACCGCCAATCTTTCGAACCGCATCCATTTCCAGGCGAAGATTCGCCATATGATCTGTTGTTCGTTGGGCTAGTACGGAAGATACTTCAAGCTCCGCCTGGTCAAATATTGCCCCGAAAGAACCCGAGCGCTTAACAATGGTTTCGAACTTCGAGAACGGGTCGATAAGAGCAGCGATCTTTTCGGAAATCTTTGGATCTACTACATTCCTTGCTTTATCGCCAAGTGCTTCGAATCTCTTTCCAATATTGTCAAATACCTGCTTGGTTTTATCAAGGATTCCGATCTGCTTGACGAAGTCTTTTACCTTATCAGTAAGTACTCCGAAAGCGTCCTTTGCTATATAAACAAAGATTCGAAGTACATTGACGAAAGTCTTCACGTAGTCGCTAGCAACGGATACGGATTTCCCGATAATTGCGAAAATTGAATCGATACCGGTATTCACAATAGCTACGAATGCATCTACCCATTTTCCAAGGTACCCGATACCCTTGCTTAAGGATTGAGACAGCGAATCGAGAGGCGATAGACCGCTAGTCAACGTAGAGAACCAATCCTTAAACATTGCTGTAAGGTCGCCAATCTTGCCCATAAGGTGCACGATCGGACGAACCACCGCCCCGGCCAAGGTCAAGCCAAATTTAGCAATATTGATCGCTACGATGGATACGAATTTTGCAAAGCTAATTAACGCTCCAGCTGCAACTCCAAGCGCAACTCCAACTGCCTTTCCGATAGACTTCAGATCGGACGCGAATTCATCAGAGATTCGGATCCAGTCCGCAATTTCGTGTCTGAAGAATGAGGTAAACTTGAACAAGGCTTGGCCAGCATCTCCACTAAACACGGAGATTATACCCTCACCGAGGGCCCCGATGGGACGAAGGAGGTTTGTGAATAGAGCACCAAGCCCTTCCCACAGATCGAACCATCCGCCTAGTTCATCCCATCGCTTAAGGATATTAACTAAGCCGCCCATCACAGCATCGATGCCGCCACCGATAGCATTTGCTACGCCGGTCCAAAGATTTTGAGCTCGTTCGAAATCGCCAAAGATGATTCGGAAAATGGATGCCCATCCAGAGCCGAGGGCTTCCTTAATGTTGCCGATAAGCTGACTAAAAGTCTTAACTTTAGTCGCTGCGTTATTAGCAGTTTCGCCCATCTTCAGAATTTCTTCGGTCTGCTGTTCGGTGTACCCCATGTTCAGAAGCTGTTCGCGAGAAAGGTCTCCCGTGTATTGCTTCAGAGTTTCCAGCATAACCGAACTGTCCAGCCAGCCGTACTTAAGAGATTCTCGGAACGAACCTTCCTTAGCGATCATCTCGTCGACCGCTTTACCGTGGTTACGAGCGGTTCTCTTCAAGGCTTCTTGGAACTGTTCACCGCCCATTCCGGCATTAGAAATGGAGTTCCAGTCCATCAGCTTGACAGTTCCGGTGGCGAGTGCCTGCGACAGCTGGTACATACCACGAGCAGTGTTTTCTGAATTAGCTCCCATTGCAGCAGCAACATTGGAGAAGCCCTTAATTGCTGCCACAGAATCATTTAGGCCGACACCAGCCGCGGTGAACGTACCCACATTTCGAGTCATCTCACCGAAATTGTAAATCGTCTTGTCTGCGTAAGCATTCAATTCGTCAAGAGCTGCGTTCACAGTGGCGATAGTCTCGCCTTTACTCGCAGTGTTAGAAAGAACGGTCTGCACCGAGTCGAGCTGACTTTGGTATTCTCGGAAACCGTCCATGATAGGCGCTAGGGTAAAAGACGACAACATGGAAGCGCCAGTTTGGATTGCTTTCGAGGCGATGTTTCCCAACGCAACCGCAGCGGCACCGCTAAGAACGGAAAAGCCAGTCGAAACTTTTTCGACAGCTCCTCGAAGCTGATCCATACGTTCAACGGGGATGTTTGCCGTGATGGAGTCAAAGGTATTACTTACCGCTTTGAAATTCATGGACTCTTTTAGCTTAGACAGAGTACCAAGAACCTCATTTGCTTTCCCAGCGAACTTCTTGTCTTCGAGTTCGATAGAAACGACTTTATTGTCGATCGTTTTAGACATTTCGGGCGGCCTCCTCAATCTTTTCCGCTATTTTGTTAAAGATAGGCTTCATCGCAGGATTGACATAGTCGATTCCTTCTACGAAACCGCCAGTTCCAGTACCATGTCCATACTGCAGAATGACAGCGATAGGTACACCTGAGTTCACATTGGTGTTATACCAAGTAACGGTCATTCCAGTTTCGGTCTCTGATATGGAATACTCCCAAGAAGACGCAGTTTTTCCACTTCGAGTCGGGGTTGCCTCTGAGAGGGCGACAACACCCATTCTCCCGGCTTCGTTCAGAATGTTACGAAAGTGCTGAAGTTTGAAGTTTTTCAACCATTTTGAAGTTTCGAAGTCTCCATCTAGACGCATCGAGATCATGGGTGTTGCCTCCTTTCAATTAAGCAATAGCTGCATTGAGCGCAGCCTCGGTAATGGGGCCGATGATGTAGTCGACATCCACACCAAGAATCGACTGAACCTTACCAGTAGTGTCGTCGTGTGCATCACGGCTATCCGGCCCCCAGATTCCGTCGACGTAGGTACCGACGGTGGACTGAGCGAATTCGACTCCGTACGGGAAGTTCTCTCCGCCGTAAGACGATGCCGAGATCAGAGCATCTGCACGCTGGGCAAGTTCGTCGGCTCCATTTGCGTGGAGTGCTTCGCACAGACGTTCCTTAACCGAATCGTTCGAGCCATTTGATTCATGCGGCTCATCGCCAGACAGCTCGCGGTACATTTCCTGTGCATACTGCATGTAACGATCTCGGTATTCGTCACGAATCTGACCGGGGCAGAAGGTGGCAGTGAAGTTAGAGTGCGGGAAAACGTTCTGCCCCCACACCGGGTATCCGAGATTGTATCCGTAGCAAAGAGCTCCAGTCAGCTTACCACCGGAACGAATCGTCTCCTCCGAAAGCTCCCAATCGGGGGCACCGGAAATGTTGGCGTGCTCAATACCAATAGAGCAGAGGTTCTCGTTCCAGTCTCCAGCGTGGAATGCAGTATCCCAGTCGTGAACGATCTGGACGACAGTCCCATCATCTTCGACCTGGTAATGCGCCGACGTGCCGCTACGCTCCCAGAACTTAGCCACAGTCTCGCCGCTCTGTCGAACTCCTGCATTATGATGAAGAACGATATGGCGGATGTTAACACCATCGCGTCCTTCCATGTGAGAATACCCGCGAGCATCGTTGAGGATACAATTGCGGTCTGCTTGCAAATTAGTGTAATCCATGAATTATCCTTTGGAATTCGTTCGAGATCGTCTAGCCATGTTGAGAGCGCTACGAGCAGCTGCGCTAGACCTCGGATCATTAGTTTTTGTTGCCTGCGAATTTTTAGCTGAAAAAATTCGAAGCAGTGCTAGTAATCTACTAAGATGCCATTCCTCAACATCTATTGGGATGTTGTTCTGGAACATTGCATAATAAAGCAGTTCGGAGGTTAGTGTATCCGAGCTGCCTTGATTATTATTAGAGTGTTCTAGTAGATGTGTAGCTGTTTTTTGGTCACTAATGTAATCAATGACTTGTTTTTGTATGCCAGAATCGTATCGCTTAAAGAATGTATCTCCTAGTTCACGGTCCGACATACATTGTATGTAATACATCACTTCGTCTGGGGTAGACGGAGGTGTTTCTAAAAAAGAACGCTTGTATTTGCACTCCCATAGGCTCACAGATTTTAGGCTATGAAGCAATACTACTCGTTCTTCCGGAAAATCTATAAAGCTATTATCATGCTCGTCAAAGCGTTCTTCTGCCGGAAGAAAAAGGATTAGAAACATGATGTCACTTAGTGAGTTCCGCGATTTCGTTAGGCATGAGAAGCTTCGGCTGAGCAGTGGCAGAGCCGTAAAGCTTGTCCAGAACCGCCTTAAGCTTGCCTGCGTCAATCTTGGTGGTATCAAGAGTAATGAGCGAGGTAGGCTTCTTGTTCGGAACCGGGACAGGGGTGGTGTTGCATTCCCAAGAGAACGCAATTGCATCGGGAGAGTCCGAAACCGTGGCGTATGCCTTCTCGGAAGGCGATGCCACTGCACCGTACACGATGTGAATAAGCTCGCCGTACTGGTCACCCTTCGTGTCGTTGCCCAGGATCGTAGAGTAGCACAGTGCAAAGCGCGAACGATTCTGCTGGCCGACAAGCACACCCTTACTCAGTTGCGCGGTGCCATCGCATTCTGCGAATTCGTCGGGGTAGGTATACGCTTCAACAGTCACCTTGAACTCTTCGGCAGAGGTGAGGGTGAGGTACTTGATGTTGTCGGCGTAAATAGAGGTGGCTTCAGCGCCCGAGGGGGATTCAGTGACGGTCTTGAGACCATTCCACGGAATTCCATCCTTGTACGCATTCGTCGAATTGTCGAAAACGTACAGGACACCCTTGCTTACACCAGTGTGGTATACGTGCGATCCTGCTGTATCCCAAGTAATAGCAGTCATTTGCTAACTCCTTCTATAAATACATTGTGTAAACGAAATGGTTTAGTCCGTTTACACGATAAGTGGTATCAAGATTCGTATAAGGTACTTTTTGCAAATCGTATAGGTATTCAGGAAATGGATGCTTATCCATGATCGTTACCGTATATCGATCTCGCATTGAGAAAACCGTATTAGACGCTCGAGTCGACGCCAAGTCCGACAGATGGAAAACTACAGCCGGATATGCCATTTTGAGGTTTTCCGGCGGCTGAAAGTAAACTCGGTCGTGTCCTACAATTTTCGCTAGGATTGATTGGGCTTCTTTAAACGTTGCCATTATACACCCCACCAAGAACAATAATCACTCTCGGGGGCTCTAAGGTAATTGTAGTGACAGACCACTTAGTGCCCTTCCAAACTACATACTTTAAAGAATTTAAGTGATTGAAAATTTCATTGTTCCCAATTACTGAAATTTCATTGGCCAATCTGACGGAGGCATTTACTTCTTGTTCGCTGTATACACGGCTGGAAATTTTTCTAAAAGTTCCTTTAACCTTGATTTCAGTAGCTACTTCGTTATAAATGCCTCCGTCAGACAATTCCGTTCTGACGAAGCCGAGCAGACCGGAAAACCTACTCATAATCAGGCAGTCTTGCGAGTAAGAGTGAGAGCAGAGTAGGGAACGGTAAGAGAACCGCTGCAGCGAGTCTCCATCAGGTACTTGTACTGGTTGAAGTCGATGTCGAAGTCAGTCGCAAGACCGAGTTCGCCACCAGCGTTTGCACCAATAGTGTAGTCAGCCATGTTCACTGCGATTGCAAGAACGTCGCCCTTCTTGTTGTCGCCCAGATCGCGCTGGAGACCCTCGAAGTAGGGGACAGTCACGATCTTGGCCACGTTACCGAACGCAGAGCGAAGCTCTTCCGCGTTTGCGTAGAGGCGACGTCCCGTGGTGTCCTTCTGGAGGAGGAGCTTAGTGTAGAGGGTCTTGGCCATGAAAATGGTGGGAGCACCAGTACCTTCGAGCTTGGCGAGCTCCATGACAAGGGTATCGATGAGTTCGTCATCCTTAACAGCCTTCTCAATTACCGTGTGAATAGCATACAGATCGTTCTCACGAAGAATCGGTCGGATGCACTCCTCATCGATCTTTCCGGGGTTATCTGCAGTGCGGCCATCGCCAATCAGGATAGCGCGTGCGAGTTCTTCCTGGAGCTTGACACGCATCTCCTTCTGAACCCAGGCTGCGACATCGAGATCGGTAATATCCACGAGGTCATCACGATCGAGCTTCTGCTTCTTGTAGATCGTGGTGGGGTTGGTGGTTCGGGTAAGGAGGCGGAAAACCTCGTCGATCTTCTTGGAGCCCTTCCTGGCGTAACCCATTGCTCGAGCCCTGTCGTCACGGATGTCAGCGAACACCGACTTGACGCGGGCGAAAGGCGAGTGACGAGCGGCGGTGACAACATCCGTCACCCAAGACTGATCTCGGTTGATGAACGAGGGATCCTTGTCGAGCTTTGCGTCAGGGAACAGGTAACCAATGTTCTCGATTCCGTAATCGGCGTGCGCGAGTTCGGAAGAGAGAGTAGTTCCGTGAGACTGTGCAAGCTTTGCAATTTCGGTGTAAATCTCGGCGTGCTTCAACGTGTTTTCGGGCGATACTTCGCCGTTAGATTCAAAGATATTGTGCTTCATATCATTCTCCTGTTCGGATGGGTTTTGGTCTTGGTTTTTTTCTTTAAGTGCTTCGTCCAAAAGGTATTCAAGCACCATCATTTGGTCATCATTAAATGTATCCAAAATATCTGCGACAGTCTTTTCTTCATCCTTGGAGTCA